GCAGTTGTCGCTGATGATATTCCCCGTCACATAGAAGCGGGTCGAGATGGTCAGGGAGTTCTCGGACGCTCTGTGCCAGCCTTCGTCGTCCATCTTGAACGGCTCAAGCGGGTGCAACATGAGGCCCATGTACTTCGAGTTCCCGAACCAGACTTCGGTGGCAGTAACAGACTCGTCGAGAAGCATGGGGATTCCATCGAACATCATGCCGGAGAAACCAAGTTCCAGGGGCTTACCGGACATCGGGAGCAAATATCCCGTCTTGTCGTAGAGCATATCGAAAATCTTGTCCTGCGTCGCCTGTGCCATGAACATGATATCGGGCTTGGACTTGCCAAAGTGCTTCGTCCAATAGATGACGTGGAGCAGGGTCTTGAGGTAATCGTCCGCATCGGCAGCCGCTTCGTAGAAGGGAGACCAGAACGATGCTTCGGTCGCGGGGGTCTGACGGGCGGTGGAGTTCAGGGTTCTGGTGATTCCACCATACGCGGCAGTCTTGAAGATGTCATAGATGGAATCCCACCCATCACCTGCATGAGCGGTAAAGGCATTGTCCGCGATGTCCTGACGGAGAGCGGACTGGCAGGACTTGACTTCGTTCGTCGCCAGTTCGATGATGCGGGAATCGGAACCCTGGTTCGCCAGCCAGTCGGTGTGCTTGATGGCCGCATGGGATTCCTTGAAGTGCCAGTTGAACAGCGCCTTCGTATACTTCTCGGTTGAACCGACGGCGGGAAGGTCATCGCCGTTGAAATCGACAGCGGGGTTGTTCGCATACTTGAGGTCGATGGCGAACTGATAGCCCGATGAATTGTCGAGGGTGGGAATGGGGGTAAACTTGTTCTGCATGAGCCAGTTAAGGAGAGGCTCATCATGCAGGGTCGTGTCGATAGGATTCTTGACAAGAATGGAATCCCTCGTCACCGTTGTGACGTTCGTATAGGTCAAAGCCATTGTAATCCTCCTGTAGATTGCCCTTGTGGGGCGCCTAGGTGACTATCCTCGGAGACCGGCCTTCTTCGCAAGTTCCTCATACTTAGCGGGATCGGACTTGAGAAGTTTGACGGCCTCGATGGGATCGTCGGGAAAGTGTTCCGAAGCAATCACGGACGTTGTTTCCGTGACCGCCTGTTTGCGTTCCTGTTTGGTTTGCTTCTCCTGCAACTGAACCTTCAGAACATCCCTCTCGTGCGCTGCGAAATACTTCTCAATAGCGCCGTGCGCTTCGGGGGGTACGTCATCCTTGTTCAGTTCCTCGATAATGTGGATGGACTCTTCGTCGGTGACAGTCGGGAACTTCTCCCGCATCTCTCCAACGAAATCGGCAAAGGAATCGTAGCGCTGCTTGGTACTTGCCGCCACCCTGTCCTTCTGCAATTCATCCACAACCTTCTGAAGTTTAGCCAGTTCCTCGTTGCCTTCGGGTTCCTCTGTCTCAAACATGGAAACCTCTTTGGCGGGAACCGATTTGGGGGCGGTGACTCCCTCCAACTCTTTCACCTTTGCCGCAAGTTGCTTCTCACGGTCGAGCGCAGCGTAAAACTTGGCAGTCACTTGGTCGATCCTCTTCTGGACGCCAGTACTGACTTCCCTTCCCGTTGTTTCCTTGGACTCTTGCGAGGGGGTAGTAGTCTCCACTGTTGGAGTAACTGCCGGTTCCGTGGGCGTGACGGGCGCTACGCTTTGCTCTTGAATGTCCGCAATCTGTGTCTTGACTTCTGAATCTTCCATAAGTTCCTCCTGCCGGCTTAAGGTCTCTCGACCATAGGTTGCCGCCTTATAGAGTGGGCGGGGCTTGATTCTTCAAGAGAATCGGTTCGGACAGGGTTGCTATCCCCTGCGCGACCGCTGAAACCGTGAAACTTACGGTATCACCCTGTACGGGATTGCCCAATGCCATCCCATCTACGTCAAGGGTGAAGCCTCCTGCCGTTGCGGGCTTTGACACCTCAGCGGAAGGGGGCGTCTGCCCAACTCCGACGCTAGGGGGTGCTGGAGGGTGACTCGTATTCGTGGTGGAACTTCCCATATTGGGGGAAGATGCCATGTTGCGGATATAGGATTCGTAGGTACGAGTATTGGATTGGGAGCGAGGGGTAGAAGCCTTGATATTCTTTGTGCTCATATCGCCTTGCCCGCATTAGACGGTAAATCATAGATGAACTTCCTCGCAATCTCGCAAAGCGCCACAAATACCGCGTCCTTATCTCGCTCCAGTTGTCCCAGTTGGGCATATGGCACAAGGTCGGGATGGATGCGGTTCTCTCTGTCATAGTGTTCACCATGAACCCAACCCATTGCAAAGTACGACTGCATCCAACTACCATGCAATTCCTCTGGCGACATTGAGCGTTGTGGCCCACATTGCCGTTCGATAACGGACACGAATTGTGTTCGGAATGGTTCTTCGCGCTCAGTCCAGGGAACGGGAATGATTGGAGCTTCGGCTGCAATCGCTGCAAGCCTTGCCGCATTGTAGACAAACTCAGCACGGCGCTCCATCAACGATATTCCGCTCATGTCTTCTTACCCTTTCCCTTTTTCTTGTGCTTTCGTGCGGTGGCAAGTGCAATGGCTACCGCTTGTTTCTGGGGTTTGCCATGTGACATCTCGGTACGGATATTCTCGCTGATAGTCTTCTTGGAGCTTCCTCGCTTCAAGGGCATCCTGCACCTCCCGTATCTCGTCTCTATCCAACGTCCGATCTAATCTCATACGCTGACCTCTTGGTTCGCCCCAGGGAACGCTTCGGGGTTGTTCGGGTCGGGAATATTGCCAAATTGCTGAGCGGTCTGAATAAGCGCCGCAGATTGTTCCTCATACATCGCATTCAATAGTGGGTCATTGATTATTTGGATTGCCTTTTGCTGAGCCTCTGGCGGCAACTGCGCCAACTGCATTACCATGTTGAATCGAATCATTGGATCTGTCGGGAAGGTTTCCGAGTAGACCGCATTGATATCGTAGTAGGAACTGATATCCTTGGCATTGAGGGGTTCATATTCATCCCCCGCGACTTTCACGAGTCTGTCCTTTTTGTAGAACTGCTTCATCAGGCGAGTGAACTGCCACGCCAAATCCTCCATGCCCTCGACCATGTGGCGTTTCCGCGTTTCCATGCGGGTTGAACCCAAACTGGCGAGGGATTGAATGGCAGAAGCCGCAGTCACAGAACCTTGCTGCCCCATAGAGACACCGTGGATGCCGGTGACTTCGGAGAGCATCTGCTTCAGGAAGGCGGTGAAGTTCATCCATGCTGGCTCAATGGATTGCTGTTGCAGGGTCGTCATGGTTTCTCCAATACCCACGTGGATGACTTCATTGGGGTTATTGGGGATGGTCTTCGCCTTCATAGATGCTCCGGCGTAGACAAGCCTTCTCGGAGAATATCTGAGCATGTCCTGCATGAACCCCAACGACTTGTTGCAGTTCTGCTGGATGTTGTACATGTTCTTGATTTCGGAGATACCCCAAAAGTCTCCATCCCGCTTGATGTTGTGGATGGCGACGATAGGGATTCTCTGATTGTACTTGTAGGGGATATCTTCATCCCTGATGATTCCTTCGTTTGTCCAGAGGACGAGCCGACCCTTCGGAAACACGGCGCTAGGCGCGTACCACGATTCGATGAGGGTCAGCCCTCCAGTTTGGTTCGTTGCCTCGGACATCTCCTGGTGCTCTACGGCACCGTTCAGGACTTTCTCCGAGGTCTTTCTGTCCACACCGAACTGTTCGCACAATCCTTGGACATACTCCTTTGACCGTACGAACTCCAGATGGACGAATCGAGAGGAATCTATATCAACCGCAAGGGGGTCGGGAATCAGGTTGAGGGGTGAGATGACGTGGGCATTGACATCCCCTCCGTCCATCCACTCCTCGTTTTCTTCCCAGACCGGCTTGAAGAAGGAACTTCCATAAATCAGGAAATCCCTGATAATCAACTCCGCCTTATGGGAGAGCTTACACCGCTTCCATGTTGGACGGAAGTAGGCAGTCAGGAGTTTCGCAGAATCCACATCATCGGAAGCCACGGGGTTCCATGACACTTCGGGGTGCTGAAGGGAAAGCATGGACACCATCTGCTCAATATTGGCATAGATGAGATTTATCGAGGGAGTCGAGGCGTTCTTGTGCTTCTCTAGATCATCCCAACCGTCGCCTTCATATTGCCTATCGAAGAAGCGGAAGGAATCATGGATAGAACGTACCTCGTCATAGGCGGCTCCATAGTCTTCACGAATTGTCGCAATCGGGTCTTTAGCCATGCAATCCCCCTTCGTTGCCATCATACTCCGTATCGTAAAGGTCATCGCTGTCTGGACGAGTGCGGAACAGCTTCTGGGCGTGGGTCAATTCCTTATGAACTGCCGTGTCGCCCGAATCCAGTTCCGTTTCTCCATACACCTGAATCCCCCTGATACAGTATCGGCAACTGTCCACGGAATCCGTATGCTCTTTCGCTTCGGGTTTTCCGTTCAGAACACTGTAGGTCGCTAGATTATCAAGCAGGAACTCACACTTCGGGTCAACGTAGAGGGATTTCCTGCGGGTGATTCCCCTCATGGCATTGACCCCCGGCTCAATCGTTTCCGACATCGGAATCCATCGGATATTGTCCATGAAGTAGGGCTTCTTTTCCAACGTCCGACGAACATCGAGGACGGTCTGCCCCGCATGGTTGTCATAGAAAATCGTATCAATGGCGTACTGGCGAATCAGGGGGAAGATGTTCTCGGCAATCTTCTCATCGTCAAGCCCCGACTGGCTCCATTCGTCATGGGCGATCCACGCTTCTTCCCCATACTTCGAAGGATGTTCATAGGACATCACGGTAAACGCATTGGGGTCAACCAAGCCCAAGTCAAATCCCGCATAACACTTCGCACGGACTTCCCTCTCCACGATTCTATCCTTGGAGAAGTCGGGATAGACGAGACCGTGCCTTCTGCGGATTCTCCCCTCGTGCACCATCTGGAACTCGTCCGCATCCATCTCCCGTTTATCTCGGTAATACTTGTCTCTCGGATAGGTGGGGTTATCAAGGGAACTCATGTAGACCACTTGGTAATCGGGGTCGCCATCCCGCCACTTCTGGACAAAATCGGTCAGGAACCAGTTCTCTCCATAAGGGGTGGTAGTTAAGAGCAACCGAGATTGGGGTCTATCCATACGAGACTTGACCGCCTTCCATGTTTCCAGAGAATACATCCCACCCTCATCGCACCAGATGGGGCCAGGGTGGACACCGAAGATCGCCTTGGGATTCTGGTTGGTACAGAAGAAGATATCGCAGAAAGGAGTAGCATAAATCATCTTCTGAGCGTTGAACCGACCCTTGAACTGCGAGTTCTCCAGAACGGGAAATAACGTAGGGAAGACGGAGCGTTCCAACTCACCCTTGGTATACCCGACCACCAAAGCATCTTCACCCAACTGCATGTCCAACTGATGCAGGAGCCAGAAGGGGCCGAAGGAAGATTTCCCGCACCCAGTTCCCCCACTCATGGCGGTATGAATCGTATCTCCTAGGGTTACGAGCATCTGCGGGGGAGAAGGATGAACGTAGATATTGGAAAATCCATTTTCTACGCGAGACTCCCAAAGGGTATGTGGACGCTGCGCCGTTCTGACTATCTGCTCAGACATCCATGGCCACCTTAACCGCCTTCCAATATTCTGACAACCGCCCATTAGATTTATCTCCCAAGTCTTGCTTCAGTTCTCGCAGAGATTCTCTATAATCAGCGATTGCCTCTTGCACCGTTGTCCCAGTCCCGTGAATCGGGGGGTTCTCCGTAGTAGCAAGCCAATATTGCTCATCCCATGTTGCCTTGATGGTGGGGTCAAGGTTTATTGTGGCGGGTCTGGAAGGAATCGAACCCTCGTCTATGGATTTGGAGTCCATATCAACCCGTGTCAGACCCAAATGGAGACCGCCGGATGGTCGCCTTACCATCATCTCATTCCTAACCACTAGCCTCATTCTGCCTCTCGGTGTACTGCGATGAGGTTGAGGGCGCGCAGTCGGCTTTCTACGTCGGCGGTCATGTCAGTTCTTCTCCGAAAGATTACCCTCAAGCGGGTCAGTATCGCCCCACGCTTCAGACTTCCACATGAGGATGCGGGTAACGTGTCCAGCGTCATCTTTATCAACGGAGATATGGTCAAAGAATTGCTGGGCGATCTCAAACATTATTTCCGTATCGGACTTCTTACTCATCTTCGCTCCAGTGACCCACGATAGCGTCAATTCTTCGTTGGACTATCACGTAGGTTCGAGGATCGCCCCCATAACATTCCACAATCCCGCCCTTCGTAATCCGCCACCTGATGCGAGGCAGTTTCTTATCCGACAACTTGAACGACCCTCCGATACGTTTCAGGGTGCGCTTCATGGTCTCCGCTGTGACATAAAGGGGAAGGACGCCCCCTCGGTCGGCAGGGGGAACCTTCAAGTACCCCCCGATGAGTCCGGGAATCCACTTCACTTAGATTTCACCTTGTCCTTACACTTCATGGGCATCACGGGAAGGGGTTTCTCCTTATCCGTCAAAACACAGAGGGATTGACCGTCTAGAACGAGGTACCAGCCACAATCCCAACAGGCGGCAGTCCCCTTCGACTTGTCCCTCATGTGTTCCACCAAGAGGGCGGGGCATCTTCATCGTCCGCATCGTAATCATTCAGGGTACAGTCGGCAATCCCACCAAACGCCTTTCGGATATCCCGTGCGGCTTGAGCAAGGGCAAGGTTCGCCTTCGCATAATCGCCATTATCTACCAAGGTAATCGCCTCGGTTAACTCTGCACGGGCAGATTGCATATTCCCGATGACGCGCTTCTGGATATCTACCATACAATCTTTTCCTCGTAGAGTTTCTTCCACTCTTTCCGGCCTAGACCCTCAGAAATGTGATAGAAGTCGTAGGTATACCAAACCCACGGGCAGAGATTCGGCCAATGGTTCATGTACTTCCGGCGTTTCCATGCACTCAAGCGTTCGCCTCTTCCTTCCGTGCAGATTCGTTCATCTTTTCCCGTGCCTCCCACTCTTCCTTGTCGATAATCACAAAAATCTGACCCGCCCGAACGGAACCCGCGTCCTTCGCCCCCGTCAATTCCTCCAATTTGAGCATGGTATCGAGCATTTCCTTCGTATTTCTGAACACTTCCTTCCCATTCTTGGAATCGAGGATTTTCTGCTTCAACTGGGCGATGACTTCCCTTCGGATATCGAGGACTTCATGAATATTCTCTTCCTTCGCCACCTGGAGGACATCGGCAGTCGCCCTCTCCCTGTAGGCATTCTCCCAGTTGTCCTCATTCGCCCATTTCTTGATGGACTCGAGGGGAACGCCCATCCTTTCTGCCACTTTCATGTACGTCCGGCCCTCTCCGTCCCGACAATACTGGGTAAATGCCGTCCTTCTATCGATCCTCTCGTTCCCTGTGATGAAGGGTGAGGAGACTTTTACCTCATTGGTATCCAAAGGAGGCTCATTTTGGGGGGTAAATGGGACTTGGGGGTACGATTGTACCACTTGACCCTCTTCTTTTTGATGTACCCCCATAGAATCGCCTAAAACGGGCATGTCTGATTGAGGATTATCTGCGGGTTTTGGAGAGGGTGGAGATAATAGGGGCTTTGGTGAGGATTGGGAAACCGCGGGGAGAGGCTTAGCTGTTACTTTGGCGGGCGGTAAAACTTTCTCCGACCTACCTCCGGTGTCTCCCTTACCCTTGTTCATGTCCCCACTGCCCTCATGCCCTAGGCTGTTAGTAACTGGCACAGTATCATAAATTGTGTTTTGTGCTACTGCTTCAGGAACAGTATATGCTATGCTCTCACTGCCCAGAACAAGAGGACGTTCATGCTTTCTGGATGGCTTCATGTGTTCAGTATAGCACAATGTGACAGAGAGCACAAGTAACGGGTGTTACATTCTTGTACATCATGATATACAAGCCATTCAAACCCTTCGCCATAGTTTCTCTCTTCATCCACTCATACCATATAATAGTACCATACATCATGACGCTCACCAGTCACCTTCCTTATAATGGTTCCCTCCTTCCTCTCTATGGGTATTCTGTAGAAGTCTTGCGCTCTTGTGTTGATGGAGTGTTCCAGTCTTTTTATGCTCAACTATGATGATTTACGGGGTCAGTCTTCACAATGTCCTCTCTTGTGCTGTTGTAAATCCCTACGCATGAGTATTCTGTTCTTGTGAGCTGGAGACTCTGCAAAGAGTAGGCTCAGGGGAGGTACAGAATGAAAGCAACAAAGCAGGAACAGCAAGACGCAATCGAGCGCTTGAAGTCGTGGGTCATGCCTGGCGATACTATCTATTGCGTACTCGCACACAAGAGCGTTTCTGGTATGCGTCGCGTCATTCGCTTCTACAAAATCACTGGCAGCAACAAAAGCGGCAAGCAGGAGACATGGGAGCTGTCCGGCAATATCGCGAAGGCTCTTGAATATGGCTACAATGACTCCTATGGGGGCGTTGTTGTCAATGGCTGCGGGATGGATATGGGCTTCTCTGTGGTCTACAATCTCAGTGATAAGCTGTTCACTGATGGCTACCAACTGACTAGCTCGTGGCTGTAGGGGCTGACACCATGATGACCACCCAACATATTTATTGGCAAGAAAACGACTACGCAACAGTAACGGACAACAACGGGCATACTGACGTTGTGGAAAAATGGGTTGTTACTCGTTCGGCAGAACTCAACATGACCGTGCACCAATATCTGGTTCAAGTTCAGGGCATGGGGAGATGACACCATGAGACGTGGACAAATGGCTTTTCATTTCTTCTCTGGTGATTGCAACTGGCAGGAATACGGCGGCACTTTCATTTCTAAGCGCATCAATGACAGCGACCATCCGCTATACTTCGCAATCCAGGTTGCCAACACCGAGGACAACACCGAGGACAGCCCCCGCTATATTGTCTCTCTTGTGGCCGTGTCTCCTGCGTTCTGCAAAGCTTCTGGCACTCTTGAAGAAGCGATGAAGTCGAACGGGTTCCTGGATGACGCGCAATTCGATCCAAATGACGAACAGCTTCAGCTTGAAGCTCTGCTCTCCTATGGCAACTATGCAACACTGGGAGAATGGCAGGGCCAGAACATCAAGAAGCTGTTGAAGACTGCACGCGATGAAGCGCAAACTCAGCGCATGTTTTTCGGGTTCACTCTCGACAAGGTAGCGAATGGCGTTGGCAATACTGGTTGGGATTTCTTGGCCGGTCAGATTGGATATGGCAAGCATTACGTCGATGAAGAGGAGAAAACAGCATGAGCGCCACCATCCAGCATCTCCAAAACCTCTGGGGCCGTGCCATCCTTGACGATGATTTTGTAGCCGCTCGGAGATGGAGAGAAGCGAGAGAGCGCCTGGAACTGTACGAGTCGCGCCACGCCATGCATAATCCCTGTGTGCGGTGTCCTTGGACTAATTCAGACACTTGCAGGACGTGTCCGCTGTCTAGTGAAGTGAAGGTATGAACAACTACAGCGTCAAAATTACTCGTTTCGGTAGCACTAGGGTAGTTGCCGCTTATCGCAATTTGACGGCGGCAGCGGCGCGTAGCATATTCCTGTCCTACGTAAACCAGGGTTTCACGCTGGGCCGCTGCATTTACATCAGCAAGGGAAACGCTCTCATTGTCGGATATGGTGGCAACTAAGGCATAGCCGCTCCAACATACCGCACAAGGGGCCGCCTTCATGGGGCCTCTTTTCATATCCTCTCATCAATGTCAAATACTCCCGCGATCCTGCCATGCCGAGACAATCTGACCGCTTGGCTCTCACAACATGCCCATTTTGAGGCCCGTGGTGAACATCTCAAATAACGAGTGGTACGTTTCTATGTCCACTCTCGCAAATCGCATCTGTTCGTTGAAAGTGTTGTAGTGTTTTCATTCAATATGCTTGTGCTACTCCATGATCTTGGTATACTATGAACATACCGCAGAATTGGGAGCGGGTCGGGGAGGTGACAGATGAGCGACGATTCAGATGAGAGCGCAAGTGTCCATGAGGCGGGGGTACATGGGGAAAGTGAGAATGTCCATCGGGAACCACAGATGAGCGAGGCACTATCGCATATTCTTGTGGCACTCGACAACGGTGATACGGGAACGGCGATACGGTTATTCGATGAGGCATGTGAGAAGCGGTTCGAGGCGGGTATTGGGTATGCCAAGGACATGGTTCAAGAGTGGTACGGGAGGTAGGGTACATGGGTGAGCATATCGGCAGTTACAGCGAAGTCTACAATCTTGGCAACAAATACATCGAGGGGCTGCTTGCCCTTCCTCTGACTGTAGAGGAAAAGGTAGACGGGTCTCAGTTCTCTGTTCGTAAGGAGAATGGGGCAATGCTCTATCGGTCTCATGGGAAGCAGATGTACGCTGAATCACCGGAGAAGATGTTCCAGTTGGTCATCGACAATGTGAGGGAATTGGATTTCCACGAGGGTTGGACGTATCGCGGAGAATATCTTCAAACACCACACCACAATACGCTTTCCTATGCGAGAGTTCCTGCCCTGAACTGGGTCATCTTCGATATCGACAAGGGCGATCAAGACTACATGGAATACGAGGAAAAGAAGCTGGAGGCTGAGCGTCTTGGGTTGGAAGTCGTTCCCTTTATCTATCGGGGGATCGTCACAAAGGAACTGCTCGAAGGATTCTTGGAGCAGGACAGTTTCTTGGGCAATACCAAGATCGAGGGCGTGGTGATGAAGAACTACTCGTTTTTCAACACCAGCGACCATAAGGTGACAATGGCGAAGTTCGTGTCTGAGAAGTTCAAGGAAGACCATCGGACTTCATGGGGCACGGCAAATCCTCATGCCGGAGACTTCATCGACAACATCATTGCGTTGCTCAAGACTGATGCTCGATGGAACAAGGCCATCCAGCACCTCAATGAGAACGGAACCCTGCTCCATGACCCAAAGGATATCGGGCCGCTGCTCAAAGAGTTGGGGGTTGACCTGTTGAAAGATGAGGAGGCGTTCATTCGTGAAGAGTTGTTCAAGTATGCGTGGCCCAAGATTCAGCGGGGCGTAACGGCGGGGTTTGCCGAGTGGTACAAGAACCTATTGGTTGATGAGGCGTTCCATGAGCGAGAACGAGCGTCGGTATAACCCAGATGGTTCGCTGATTCGGCAGAAGCGTCCAATCGTCCCCCGTGTGGAGCGGGCACGGAAATCTCTCTCGTGGTTCACCCAAGCGGCGATCTGCGAACATTGGGATGAGCTGCCGGAATGGGGGAAGTTTCAGCGGGCGGGTTTGAGCCTGTTGAGGGCTATCAACGACAAGGGAGGCAAGAATGAGTGAAGACGATAGGCCGACTGAAGTAAGTCTCGATGGATACATAATGCACGAATGCGGGAGTTGCCACAGGGTCAAGCCCTGTCAGTTCGAGCCTGACCCCTACGCCGAAGAGATAAACGGGAATAAAACCCCCGTTTGGATTTGCCGTGACTGCTACCACGAAAGCTTGATGGATATCTAGGGAGGCATAGATGAGTGAGAATGAACTTCAAGTTGTGCAGGGTACGTCGGGGTTGATGAATAGCGCCTCATCCATGCAGAATGTCATGGCAAGAGTCCGGTTGATTCATACGGTCATGGAGAAGGTGATGATTAAGGATACCCACTATGGGGTCGTTCCTGGTACGACTAAGCCTACCCTGTTGAAGCCTGGGGCAGAAGTCCTTGCCACCACCTTCCAACTTGCCCCAACCGTCACCACGGACATCCAGCGAAGCGAGGACGCTATCAGGGTAACGTGTCACGTTTCCCTCCATTCGGTTCAATCGGGATTGTTCCTCGGTGAAGGCGTTGGAGAGTGTTCCACGGGTGAGGAGAAGTTCAAGTGGAGGGCGTCCGTGTCCGATGAAGAGTTCAACGTGACTCCTGAGGACAAGAAGCGGATCGCCTACAAGAAGGGGAAGGGCGGTTCAGCCTATACCGTCAAGCAAATCAGGCAGAACCCCGATGACATGGCGAATACGGTTCTGAAGATGGCAAAGAAGCGGGCCTTCGTCGATGCCATTCTGACCGTCACGGGGGCCTCGGATATCTTCACACAGGATGTGGAGGATATGGATATCCCTGCCCCTGCTGAAAAGCCAAAGGCGGGCGAACCCGAGTTTGTGATTCCCGAACCTCAAGAGGAGATTGACCCCGAAGTGATTGCCAAGATTCTCCCCGGGGCACCGTTGAAGACCCTTGTTTCTACCATGTACGAGACGGGCAAGGGGGCGGGGAAGTCCAATGGAACGATTCACGAAATGTTCAAGGAGAGGTTCGGGGTGGACAAGTATTCCGACCTGAATGAAACGCAAGTCCGTGAGATGATTGCGATTCTAGGAAGTTGAGATGACCCGCGATGAATATGCGGCGATGAAAAATGAACGAGATTTGCTTAAGGAGGCAGTTATTACTATCTTGGACGTGGGGGTTGAGCCAGACCATTTCCGTCCAACAGTGGAAAAACTTCTCACCCTCACTCGCGTTCTTGATCGGGCGGCGGCAGAATATGCCGCACACAAGGGCGATAACGTGATGTCCTTCCTGCCAGACGGACGCGAAATCGACTACCAAAACGGAGATGACGAATGAGCGGTTGTTGGTGTTGCTGTCCCGTAGCCCGTGGAAACTGTGGCATGGTCAACTGTGCCGATAGGTTGTGTGAGAGGAAATGAGAATCACGTTCACGCCAGAGTTTCTTGAGATTGTGGCGCAGATTGGCCTGTGTGTAATTTATGCGTTGAGTGGGTTTTGGTGGGGATATATCGCGGGGAAAGGGAGGAACAAGAAATGAGAGACGGCTGGCTTTCCGTTTCAGAAGTTATCTCCTTTGCCGACAAACCATTCCTTCTCAACTGGGCACGGAAACTCGCCCTTCAAGGTCTTGACCACAACCGTGTGGGTACGCTTGGCAAATACGCGGGGCGCATCATGCATTGGGAGTTTCAGCAGAAGTACGGCAACTCCCTTGACCCGATGGGAAAAGATGTCCAAGAGGCTTATGCCGACCCCGAAGCCGTGGAACATGGGGGTACGGCTTGGGCAAAGTTGAACGAATGGGCAGTCAAGAACAGGATCGATGAGAGGCTGCCACAGATTGAGGTTCCCATTGAAGACCCCGAACTGATGGTCAGGGGGCGTATGGATTGCCTTGTAGACAACCTGAAATTGTATGATTGGAAGTCCTCAAAGCACTTGTATGCCGAGAGTATTCTGGAGATCGGGGCATATGATTTCATCTGGTCGCACCTTCACCCGACTGAACCCTTCCTCGCATGGAGCATCGTGCGTTGTTGCCATGAAGATGATTCTCCTGCGGAAGTGTACGAGTTTGAGGAATCGGATATCAAGAGGGCGGGGCTGACCTTTGCGAGTATGGTTCCTGCGGTGAGAGCATTCAAGGAGTTTGATGGAGAGAGTAAGCAAATCCTGGCAAAGAGTATGGGGCACGAACTGTCCCTCAAGGGCGATAAGTATGGGCCAGATGGCGATGTACGGAACTCAAATTGGGGGTGAGGTATGATACAACTGTTCGGCTTGGCAATCTTCACCAAGAAGGAAGTCATGCAACTGCTGATTGATGAGAAGAGGGCGTCTTATCGGAAAGGGTACAAGGCAGGGGCCGCCATGAAGTATCGGTATACTCCGAAGCCAATCGTGACGGATGAGCCGACCCTTGTGGACGACTTACTCACCCTTAGCCGTACTGGTTCTCTGCCCTCGGTCTATGGAGATTCCCTGCCTGTGAAACAGCCAGCGGGGATTTTGGACGTGGAAAAGGTAATGACCAACGGAAGTCTCACGGTTCATATTGGAGATGTCGGGCCGGTTGAAACGGGAACCGTGACCGATAACTTGCACTACACCTAGAATCGGAGTATCCTATTGAGGACAGGAGGGGCTACCGGACAGTGCACTGACGGCGGCCCCCTTGTCATACTTGTGCTGCCCATAGAGTAGGGGTATACTGTTCAGGCGGCTGATGTGGAGTGATCCCCCACATGACCGACAGACTTGTCCCTGTCTGCCGCCGTCTTTTCTCCCAATAGGACAAGAAAGGACAAGTGAGAGACATGAGAGACAACTTCTGCCACCTACGAGGGAAAACCATCACCGTTGCCGATTGCGAGGCCTGTTTGACTGATCGCAAGTGCGACCCAATGTGCCTGTACCGAGGATTTATCTGGGGGGTGCCCGACGAGCAACGCCCCCTCTGGGCACATCGTTATGAAACGGCGCGGAGACGAGTATTGGCGCATACGCCATACAAGCCATGAGTATAGAGTGCCCGCAACTTGAGGACGGTTTCACTCCTGTCGCAAACACGATTATGGAGCCTATCTGCCACACCCGACTATCGGGGACAGACTGGGCTTTTTTGCATTTCCTCTGGCGGAAGACCTATGGGTGGTCAAAACCTTCCGATATCATTTCCCTTTCCCAGTTCTGCGAGGGGACGAGTTTGACTCAGGCGCATGTCTGCCGAACCATCAAACGACTGCTTGCCATGAACGTCATTTTCCGTCATGTTGCCAGAATTGGCAATGGCGAGACCGCAACGTATGAGTTCAACAAGCGTATCTGGTCGTGGAAGTCATTGCCCAAATTGGCAACGTTGCCAGAATTGGCAATTCAGCCGTTGCCAACCTTGGCACATACAACAGAAAGAAGTACTACAACAACAAAAGTACTAAAAGATAAAGATTGTTCGGTATTGCCTAAATTGGCAACGCCTGACGGGACAGAGGAAGTGATGGCATACCTCAATGAAAAGATGCACGCCAAACTGAGGGAACCCCACGATCTTCCTGCCCGACTCAAGGATGGATATACAGTCGAGGATTGCAAGAAAGTCATCGACATCAAGTATGCCGAGTGGCATGGGGGGGAACACGAGAAGTATATCCGCCCGTCCACTCTCTTTCGTAAGGGGCACTTCGATGAATATCTGAATCAATCGACCGCCATCAAGGACACCTTTTTGCATTTTGTCGAGGGGAAGGCAGATTTAGATTGGCGCCTTCTCCCTGAGACCGACCAGTATGCCCGTTCCTGTCGATTGCTTCTGGCCTTCAAGGAAGCAGAGAACTCCGGCAAGGTTGCGTTCACCAAGCAGGACTACGACATGAGACAGATTGCCTTGGGCATTAAATCCGATGAGACACAAACTCTTATCAAGGGGGGCAGACGATGACCGACTCTTTTTCTGGGGGTATCCACTCCTTCCTTTCCCGACTTTCTTCCATTGCGGGGAATATTGCCCTCCTTGAGCCAATTGTGTTAGATGAATTGATGAAAATGGATGACCAGACCTTGTGGAAATCAGTCTGTCACAACGTCATCATGGATACCCTGGAGACCGTCAAGGAAGGCACACACCTGTTCCAATGTCCGTGGGGTAATCGGGAAATCTTCAACGACATCAATGCTCCTCACCACTACATGATTGCAAAAGACCCCGCAATGCCGCAGCGCATGGTGGAGTTGAAACCTGAAATCATGGTCAACATTGCGAGGCTTGCGAGATTCAGTATGAATTGTCCCTTTGCAGGATCGGAGAAGTGCCACCTGAGAAACTTCCGATTTTCGGTTGAGGAAGAGAAGAAGGGAAGGGAGAGGATTTGATAGACCTTCGTTTGGGTGATTGCCGCGAAGTCCTCTTGACCCTTCCCGACAACAGTGTGGACAGTATCGTCACTGACCCGCCCTATGAGCTAGGCTTCATGGGCAAGTCATGGGATTCAACGGGTATTGCCTACGACCCGACCGTCTGGACTCAATGCTTGCGAGTCTTGAAGCCTGGTGGACATCTCCTTTCCTTTGGTGGTACGCGAACCTATCACCGCATGGTCTGCGCCATTGAGGACGCAGGGTTTGAGATACGCGATGAGGTGCTGTGGATTTACGGCAGCGGATTTCCGAAGTCGCTGGACATCAGCAAGGCGATTGATAAGGCGGCAGGCGTGGAGTTTAGCGCACGACCCGCAAGTGGAGTGGGTTTCATGCGTGAGGACGGTCGTGGTGGCTACAACGTCACCAAGAACCAACTCACTCGCGAAGGTGAACAGACCGAAGCCGCTCATCAATGGCAAGGTTGGGGTACTGCCCTTAAGCCAGCCCATGAACCCATCTGTCTTGCCCGCAAGCCCATAGAGGGAACGGTAGCCAACAACGTCCTGAAGTGGGGGGTAGGGGGCATCAACGTGGACGGGTGCAGGGTAGGGACAGAGATGGTCGGAGCTAGAACATCAAATGCTGATGGGATTACGCGCCGAAGTTTGGCTTTTGGAATGAAAGAGTTTGAGGGAAATCCGAGTCAAGGTCGTTTCCCCGCCAATGTCATCACCGATGGAAGCGAGGAAGTGGTCAAGATGTTTCCGCAGACAACTCAGAGCGGATACAGGTCAAATCCTAGCACCAACAAGACAACGTGGTTTGGAGCAAAAGACGGGAATCATATTGAAGGTGAGCGCGGATATGCGGACTTGGGCTCCGCTTGTCGTTTCTTCTATTCTGCCAAGGCATCAGGTGAGGACAGGAATGAGGGGCTGGAAGGGTTTGAGGAGCGGCGGCAGGACGAAAGCCGCAAGGAAGGCAATCCTGGTGGGGACAATCCTCGCAACCGTGGCGTTTACGCAAGAGCCAATAATCATCCGACAGTCAAGCCCGTAGACCTCATGTGTTACCTCTGCCGCCTGATTACCCCGAAAGG